TGAAAATTCTTTTGCAGTATGGTGGCATCGTGGGTGTATAACTATCTTATAGTTTAGCAGATTGTCCACTCCGTCCTCAATACTGCCCGCTCCTTTGCTTGCTGGCACAATCCTGAACCCTTGCCTGTTCATATAGCTGATGAGCTCAGGTCGTGCGCTATCGGCTCTGATAATATGCCTTTCGCTTAGTGGTACTTGTTTAAACAGTTCTGGAAGATCATCTATCTCTGTATGTACGCCGTGCGCTTCGTAGTCGATGAAGATGGTTTTGTCTATTACGAATAAACGATTAAGCGTTGTCGGATCGTTTGCAAACCCCCAGTCTGCCCCATAGATAAATTCTGCTCCAAAAGGTGCTTCAAATTCTTTAACCTCGTAATTCTTGAATACCTGTGCATCTGTATTGACCTTTAACTCGCCCTCCCAGATGTGCAGATATTTAGAATAGTTGTTTAGTCTATCGTATTCCATCTCTTCCAAAAGCACTTTAGGGAAAAATGGATTTTGATCGTAGTTGACGCACATAATAAGAGCAGACAAAGGAGGCTTGGATATAAAACGCTGATACGTTGCGCTGTCCTCTGTTTCAGGGTTGAAGCTTACCCATATTTCGCTATCCTCTTCCCTGATCGTAGGGATAAGCATTTGCCACGAGTTCTCAGATACGTTCGCCGCTTCTTCTACCCACGCGATATCTATACCCTGCGTTCCCTTGATTTCTGTGATGTTATAGCGCAAACCCTTAAAGATGAACTCAGTTCCATTCACTCCTCTAATAGCGTTTTGTGTGACAGTATAGTGAGCGGATAAAGACGGATTATCGCTTATAATATCTTTGAGTAGTTTGTGGGAACTATCGGCGATACTTTCCATTATCTCACGAAGGCAAAGCACCCTTAACTTTTTTGATGCACCACGAAGCAGTAGAAGCGTTGCTATGGTTTGCGATTTAGCACTACCACGCCCACCGTATAAACAGCGGTAACGATACGTGCCGCTTAGGAATTTTTGCGCATAGCGTGGGAGCTTCATTAGTCCACAAATTCAACGGTTATGTTATTGTTCTGAACTGCGGCGGTTGCGTTTACGTTTATCTCTCCACTTTTAGCGAACTGTTCAATAACTCCTAATGTTTGCCCCGCTTTATGGATTGCATTTTGAGCGTCTAGGTGATCTTTAACGGTTGCAGTCTCGTTCAACTTTTTAGCCATTACGCTTATGTTTTTTAATGTGGCGTTATGCAGAAATTGTAAGTGCTTTGTTTTTTCGTTCACGATGTTTTCGATAGCGTTCACGGATTGTTCATCTCTTTGCGCTAAAGCCGAGCGGTACGCCACTCCAGCGTTTACAAGCTCTTCATCTTCTTTACCTATATTTTTCACGATCTTATTTACGTATGCTGGAGAAATATCATAGCGTCGCGCGAGTTCCCGTTGTGGGAATTGACCTGTTTTATGATCCGCAATAAGTAGTGCTATTTCTTTGCTGTTAAGAGTTTTTGCCACTGGTTACCTCTTGCGGTTTAGGTTGCTTGGTATCATCAACCCACACTATTTTTGTAGTCATTCCACGATACCTCAATGCCATTGATTTTGATAGAGTCAATTTGTGTGTAATCGCACCAACGTTGGATTATTACTTGAGCGTATTTTTCGTCAAGCTCCATGAGTCGTGCTTTGCGTGTTAGGTTTTCACAAGCTATCATTGTTGTGCCGCTTCCCCCGAATAAATCTAAAACTATATCTTTTGTCTTACTTCCCTCAAATACCGCTTTTTCTACAAGCTCTACTGGCTTCATGGTTGGGTGTAAATCATTTTTTGCTGTTCTTTTAATATCCCAAATATCCATACCATTTTTGCCTCCATAAAAATTATGGTCTTTTACCCACCCATAAAAAATAGGTTCATACTTGCTCATATAGTCACTATTGCTTAAAGTGTGATTTCCTTTATTCCATATAATCAATGCTCTTGTCTGTAGTCCAACTCTATCCATAGATGAATAATACTGACCTATCCCTAATCTATAAAATGTAATATAAAAAGCTCCGTTATTCCACTTTTTAATCATAGTATTAACATCGTCTAAAAATTTATTCCCATCTTCTTTTGACATTTTATCATTCTTTATTGCACCGTGTTTTGAATTAAAACTTTTGCTACCATCTGCGTGGACTCCTCCAGTAAAATCCATTAAGTAAGGTGGGTCTGTAAATACCATTTCAGACTTTACCCCCCCCATTAGTTTCTCTATGTCTGATTCGTTCGTTGAGTCCCCGCAAAGCAAACGATGATTCCCAAGCTCTATCAGATCTCCCAATTTAATAACTGGATTTTCTACCACCTCAGGAACGTCATCTGCTTTGCTTTCATCAATTACTGCTTCAAGTGTGCCTTCAAGATTAATATCCATATCCAAAAGCTCGTCCATTGAGAAGCCCGTCAAGTCCAAGTCGTAGCCCAAGTCTTGAAGTTCTTGTATTTCGATAGCGAGCATCTCTTCATCCCACCCGCTATTCAATGCGAGCTTATTGTCGGCGATGATGTAAGCCTTTTTCTGCGCCTCTGTAAGATGCGATAGCTCAATCGTTGGTACTTCATCTAATCCCATACGTTGCGCCGCCATAACACGACCGTGACCTGCTATGATGCCGTTTTCTCCATCGGTTAAAATAGGATTTGTAAATCCAAACTCTTTTATGCTTGCCATAATTTGCGCCACTTGCTCGTCCGAGTGCGTTCTACTATTGCGTGCATAAGGCACTAACTCTTTTATTGATTTATAAACTATTTCTTGTTTCATTTCTTCATCCCATCCGCTGTTAAAATAACTGGCGATACATAAACACGCTCAAGCACACCCTCGCAAATTTCGCAGTGTTCTTCTCTGCTGCTGTCCGACATAGGTTTATCAATGTTTATCTCATGTAAGCAATGCGGGCATTTATATTTGTAAATCATTCTATCTCCATTAAATCAAGTAAGCTTGGCTGTGTATATTTTGGCTCGCAGTAATGACGCTCTACACTTTTACTCTTATACTTAGCCAACTCTTCTTGCAGTTCTTTTATCTTAGCTCTTAGCTGCGTAGTATTAGCTAGTTTCTTGTCACATATCTCACGAAGTTCTTTGATCGGCATATCGAGCGCATCATCGATAAAATCTTCATACTTTTCAATATTTATAACCGACACGGACAAACAATCACGTCTTACAGCGGTTAAGGGTAAGTTTAACCCCGCCATATACATCAGATGCGAGATCACTATAGCAACATCGCTTATATCATCATCCAGCACATCACATAACTGGTAAAATTTATTGAGTATTTTATGTTCGTATGGCTTCATAGTAAAATTATAGCTTATTTATTAAAACAAAAAGGAATACCTATAACCAATAATTCGATTATGTATTTCATTTTGTGCCTCGAGCTGCCATAGCCCAAATTATCATATTAATCCCATCCGCTAAAACTTCAAAATCACTTTGTGGCATAATGTTCCAACCATAAAATAAATTTTCAGATATAAAATAAACAATGCCTATAAAAAAAATATTCCAATTCACGCCATTTCTCCCTCAATGAAATTATTATTTTTGTTGGTGATGTTGCTTCATATTAAAATTATAACATTTTATTTATAATCTCATCTTGAAACGCCATACGCAACCCAAGAAACTGAGCATCTTTTCGCTCAATCGATTTGTTTTGTTGCTTCATATATCGCTCCAGCGTCTCTATAGTGTCGTTTAACGCTTTGATATGTAGATTACGAGTATCAATCTTTTCGTTTGCTTCACGAAGCTGTGCGAGGGTTGAGGTGTGAATCTGTAACAGTCTTTTGTATTTCTTTTTCATATTTTTGCTCCTGTGTTGTTAAAATCTGGATACTTTCTTTCAATTAGCATATCAATATACTTCTTAGCTTTTAACAAATCTTCTAAACCATTCTTGTTCTCAAAACGTGATACATATTTAATTATATTAGCAACTTCCCAACATAAATTGTTCGCTGTTATGTATTCACTTGGCATAATATTCATATTTGTGTAGTGGCTTGGATCGATGTTATTCTTCTTCATTTTTATATCCTTTATGTTTATTTGTTGTTAAAAAAGTGAGTCACTATTTTTTCCGCTTATGATTTGTTTAAATATCATTTCTAAAACATTTACTGACATTGAATTTCCAGCTTGCTTATAAAGCATTGAATTTGATACCCCCGCCGATTTTGCTTTATTATGTGCTTCGTCTGAAAAGTCTTGCAATCTCCAGCATTCTAAGGGGGTTAGTTTACGGATACGGTGTGTGACTACCGCTTGATTGCATTGTGTGTCAAGCGTTTGCGCTACTTGTTTCCCCACTCTTCCTCTTCGTGTTGTGCTATTTGGTACAGATAAATTAATACTATCTCCACTTTCTGCTAACTCATAGCCGCATTTTGTAGCAGAATGTACTTGTATTTTTGGCTCAACAACTAAATTATCTTTTTGTACCGTTGTTAAACAATTTGACGTTCCATTTTCGTTTATTTCTAACATTTGGACAGTTTCTAAACCTACGGATCGACTTTTAGGATTTTGTGGATTACGCCCTCTCATAGCACCTATTCTTGGATACGTTTCTAGTAGGCCAGTATTTATATAAAATCCATCGGTAGGAGTTTTGTAATAAACTGCTTGCAAACACGGAGCTATTGCCTTACTTCCATCATACGGAGGTATAGATCTATTTGGTTTCGCCAGATAGTCAGTCATTTTCTTACTTAAATAATACTTCTCATCTGCCTCATCTTCAAAAACGTCTTTTAATTTTTTCTCTAACTTTTGCTTCGGTGCAAAACTAAACCGAAGATATGCCTCGTAATCTAAAAAGCCAATTAAAAAGATACGTTCACGATTTTGTGGTACTCCATAGTCTTTCGTATTTACTACTTCATAGTGGCAATGATATCCAATATCACGCAATGCCTGTACAAATTCTTTTATAGTCCTTCCTCCGTCTATCGATAACATCCCTTTCACGTTTTCATAGACAATAAATCGGCGCTTTTACTTCATCAACTATACGGATATACTGATAGATTAATTGTCCTCTTTCATCATTAGTTCCATTTCTAAGGCCTGCGATACTAAACGCTTGACACGGAGAACCACCGACTAAGATATCAACCTTGCCTCGATACTGTGTACCATCCATATCGTGAACATCTTTATGAAAATGTGCCTCATCAATATTGTAGATCGCTGAATAGCTTTGGCGTGCAAATTTATCCCATTCACACGCAAATACAGTTTTAAAATTTGGATCAATTCGGTGCATTGCTTGTTCTGGTGCACCGATACCTGAGAAGAGAGTGGCTAGTTTCATTATAGTCCTTCCAAGACGTAAAATTTAGTTGAAGTCGGTAAGTC